ATTAATATGTGACCCGACATCGTTGTTGAAAAAATATCTTCGTATAAAGATAAGTCACCTATCATCGGCAAAATATCGATAGATTTACCATCATGAGTAAAAAGAGTTGCGCGACTTACAGCAACTTCCCCAACAAATGATAATGTTTCGCTTGAATCAGACATTTACAGATGCCTCGTATTGATTTACAAATTCGCTCAAAAGAGCTGGTCGTAAAATAAGTATTTTTCTCTTTGCGTCATTCAATCGAGTTTCCCATTCAATGAAAGAAACTGGATATATAAGAGGGTTTTCAGGTCCTGGATTTTGAGGTGGATTCCACGATAACTCACCACCTTCTTGTGATATGAAATCTTTAAACTCACCAATGACATTACCATCTTGCTCGTAGTGTCGAGTCATATACATGGTGTTTGCACCATATTTTTCTTGACAGTATTTTTCAAGTGAAAGTTGATCAAGTGGCCAATCAAAATGCTGATCATGGATTTCGTTGAATATCAAAACTACCCAGTGATATAATGCAGAGCCATAGAAATCCAACGCAACTGACTGTGCACTCTCACCTTCTTTGACCGTATAAGTTTCATACAAATCAGCCAAAGGTTTGTGCTCACTGACAAATGCAGCTCTACGAAAGAAATCTCGAACAAGATGTGTTTTACCACCTATGTCGTATGTAGTATATGGAAATTTATTGAAGTAAGACATTTTTAATAACCTGAAGTTATATCAGAATTTTTATTGTAGACACGGTTACGATCAACCAATTCCAACTCCAGAAACTCTAGTGTCATATCAATGGCAACAGGAGCGCCGTTTGGCAACGTGGCCCACACACCGGAATTGGGTGAATAGTTTACAGAAACACGCTGAAGAACGGACGTTGTAATTTTTGGGATATTGGGATTATTCTTTTCACCTAATATGAACGATATATCAAACTCAGCTGGAAGCAGATAGAAAAATTTAGCTGGTGAGATTTCTGGTAACGCGTAGTATCTAAAAGTTTCGATGATTTCTCGAACAATATTGGATTCAGCCTCGGATTTAGGGGCAAATTGATATCTAAATGAAAATTCGCGAAAACCAAAGCTATCAAACATAACCTCTTTTTTCGGGTTTAGTGCTAACTTGTCTTCAGCTAAAAGTGAAGTGTTTAAATCACCAGATCGACCACCAGTCAATTTGTTAACTAGACCTGAAATCGCCTTATTTTTATACAGTGTTGCTAGCTCATTAGTTACACCTGACCCAATTTGATTAACCATATCACCAGCTTTCGTCAGAATACCTGGATCGAAATTAGAGTTATATCGAATGGATGTACCTACAGTATGCTCGTTTGGCATCGGCAAAATAACAACTTTATCGAGACGTTGAATACCTTTATGAGTTCTCCACACTTGAGAATCGACTGCTGCATCGCCGTAAAGAACTCTCAACGATGGGTCTGCATTTTTAGAGAGTGTTTTATCTTCGACAAATTTTGTTTCAGCACCAATACCTGTTCGAGAAGTGGTGACAACTGCAGATCCTATTGATTTATCCTCGCGCAATTTAGTTGCCTTTTCATCAATCTTAATCTGAAACATCGTATATTGAGAATAATTCCCAAATTTGTCGACATCACTCGAACCCAGATTTGTTGGGTACTGTAAAACTTTTTTATCTTTTAATAATCTATTAGTTGCCATAGTTAACCTCTGTATTAAATATATTTAATACCAAAATGGATACAAAATGACAGCTCCGACAATTCAAGAATTTACAGCAGAACTTCGTCAAAGAAATATTGCACGACCAAACCTTTATTATGTAAGCATCATTCCACCAAATCGACTTCAAACTGACGACACAAAGTTGGTATCACTATGGTGTTCCGGTGCACACACACCACACACATTTATATCTACCAATGATAATTACATTGAAGCTGGTGTCCGTCGAAAATATGCGTATGATGTTGATCATCAAAACTTAGTGCTTAATTTCTATGTAGATCAGGATTTTGAAGTTAAAAAATTCTTTGATAAATGGAAAGAAAGTATTGTTCCGTATAACAGACAGTTTAATTATCCAGATGATTACACTGCTGAGAGTCTATTTATTTATATTTTAAATCAAGAAGACAAAACGACGTATGAATATGAGTATTCTAGAGTCTTTCCAAAAACGATAAATTCGATAGAATTGTCGTATGCAAATGGTACAACTATCGCTGGTTTTAATGTTGAATTTGTTTTTGAAGATGTTTATTACAAATCAATCAAAGATGGTCAAACTTCAAAACCTACTGTGACGATTAATCAAAGCGCTCAAAACATATTAAATAACGAACTAACTGCAAATCTAAACCCTAAATCTAGGAATTAATTATGGTATCAATTGTTCAACCAACGTATTTCAAAAACTTACCATCAACAGGTGAAAAGGTTAAGTTTCGCCCGTTTACAGTCAAAGAGGAGAAAAATCTTCTCCTAGCGTTGCAAGAAAACTCTATTGACTCTGTTGTCGACGCAATTTGCTCAACAGTCTCTGCTTGTACTGATGGTAAGATAGACCCAACTCAAATTCCATATTACGACACTGAATTTTTGTTTCTGCAAATTCGTGCAAAATCTGTCGGGGAAGTTCTAGATTTGATTGGATCATGTGAGTGTGATGCTTCAGCAAAAACTCCGTTTACAGCGGATATCGATACCGTTACAGTATTGCCGAAACCAAGCGGAACAAAACGCATCCACATTGCAGATGGTTCTTATACAGTTGAATTTAGACATCCTTCAATTGAAGATTTTGCCAAAATCATATCATCAAATGGGGAGGCTGCTAGTGATGTGGTTGCAAATTGCATTGTCCAGATTTTCACTGACGAGGAAATTGTTGAGATGGATTTTGCAGGTAAAGTTGAGTTTGTAGAATCAATGTCCCCAAAACAGCAAAAAGAACTCATGGTTTTTATGAAGAACATGCCTATGACTGAGATTCCAACATCATATAAGTGTGTCAAGTGTGGAAAAGATCACAATTCAAAATTATCTGGATTTGAAAATTTTTTCGTTTAGGTCTAGGAGTAATGGACCTTAAAGAACTCTATACAGTTCTGCACCTATTGAGGTACAACTTCCATTATTCAAACGACACTATTGATTCAATGTTGCCATGGGAGTTGCAGATTGAATTGGATATGATTCACAGCACAATACAAAAAGAGGCAGCAGCTAAAAATGGGTAACCCAGCAGGCATAAGCAAAAATTCAAGGTACAAGCAAGGTACCTTCAAACCAACAAATGTAGAAAAATATATTGGTAAACCCGGTGAACCAATTGTATATCGCAGTTCTTGGGAAAAGCGTATGATGAATTGGTTGGATTTAAATGCTTCTGTCATTTGCTGGAATTCTGAGGGTGTTGTTGTACCATATTATTCGGAACTTGATCAAAAAATGCATCGATATTTTATTGATTTTTTAGCTAAGATGCGTTTAAAAGACGGAACCGAAAAAACATATGCAATTGAAGTGAAACCAGCTGCTCAGATGCTACCACCCACAACAAAAAACAAAAAGCGTTTAATGGAAGAAACTATAACTTTTGTCACAAATCAAGCCAAGTGGAAAGCAGCAAAGGCTTTTTTTGAAGCAAAGGGCGTTCAATTTATTGTCATCAATGAGCATGATATTGGGATAAAATAATGGCAACAAAACAGCCTCAGATCTCTATTCTTGAGCTAATCAAGAGAGATCCAAAATACACACCCAAAAGATCTATCGATTGGTATAAGAGTAAAATCAATATACTAGGCGGCAACTCTCCATCTGCAAAAACTGACTTGATCAACACAACAAAAGAACATCAAGTCAATATGGTTCTTCCAGGTGCGATGCATTTTTTCTCTTACGATCCAAAATTTAAAGATGAATTACCGTTTTATGACAAATTTCCACTATCTCTAGTGTTTGGGTTGACTGATTCGGGGTTCGTGGGCATAAATTTCCATATGCTGAGTTACGGTATGCGGGGTAGATTGTACGATAAACTAGCTCTAATAGCTAATCAATACCACAATAATAAACAGCAAGTTCTAAGACTGAATTGGAAATTGCTAAGCAATGCGTCAAAATTTCCCGAAGTTCAAGTCGCAGTCCGTCAATATCTTTATTCCCATGTAAAGTCAAGAT